AACCCTGACCCGTTCGGCGAAACCAATCGGGTCATCGCCCATGACGCGCTGCGACGCGGTGACGGCATCGTCAACTACAGCGACCCGCCGGTGACCGACGAGAATGGCAGGCTGATGGGGAACCAGACCTCACAGCAGGGCGTGGCCACAGTGCCTCCAGAAGCTGCTGTCGAGACCGCTGAGGATGATTCCGCGCCGGACCTGTCTGTGCCTCGTGGGCGCCGTGGCCTCGCTGGTCGGCCTCCTGTGATGGCTGCAGACGACTATTATCGCCAGCCGGACGCTGTGAGGTCACAAGATGGTGGTCGTGGCGGTGGTGGTCTTCTTGGCCTGATCTCGCCGAATGCCTCGACCGGTTTGATCACGGCCGGGCTCGGCATGCTGGCGTCGCGATCGCCGTTCCTTGGGAACCAGATCGGGGAAGGTGGCCTCGCCGGCTTGAGCGCCTACGGCTCTGCCGAGGAGAAGGATCGCCAGATCGCGGCCGAGGCCGAGAAGCTGTCGCGCGAGGCCCGCAAGGAGAAGGCCAAGTTTGGCCTCGACCTTCGCAGGCAGGACGAGGTCGAGCGCCACAACGAGGCAAGCGAGCGCAATGCGGCGAAGACGCAGGAGCGCACGAAATTCGTCCCGGCCGGGCAATACATGGGCGAGGACGGCATCTTCCGCCCGGTGGCGATGGATTCCTCGACCGGTCGGCTTGTCGACATGGCGACCGGCAAGGACATGCCGAAGGGGGCAAAGTATGAGGGGAAGGGAAAGGACTCCATCGGCGGGTTCAGTGATAGCGAGGCGAAGGATATCGCTCGTCGGTACGTTGTGTCCGGCGATGTCACTGACATGCAGGGGATCGGCCCAGCCGCGCGCTTGAAGGTTTCCCGCGCCATCCGTGATGTTCAAAAAGAGTTGGGCGTTTCAGACGAGGAGCTTGCGCAGCGCAAGGTGGAATTTGCTGGTCGTAAGGCCGGGTCGCGAACCCTAGGCACCATGGAAGCCAAGATGGGCGCGGCGGCGTTTGAGGCCGAAGGCGCGATCAAGCTCATCCGCGGAGTCATTGAGAAATTGCCGCGCACTTCGTTCCTGCCGTTCAACCAGCTCATGCAGGGCTATTCGAAGAAGACGCTCAATCCAGATCAGGCCGAACTGGCGGCGCGCGCGCAAGCAATCGTCAATACGTACTCGGCCGTCATGTCCCGCGGCGCGAATGTTGTCACAGATTCGGCCCGCGCTCATGCTGGGGAGCTGCTGAACACGGCATACGATCCGAAGACGTTCAACCGCATTCTGGACACGCTGCAAAACGAAATCGACATGGCAAAGCAGTCACCGGCAAAGATGCAGCAGTTCTATCGCGAGCACTATGGTCCGAAGGCGGTCGAGCAAGGTCAAGGAAGCGCTGGAGCAGCAAGCGCTCCTGCGGCGCCTGTTGGAGGCTTCAAGCCGCCGCCGGGCGCGATACCGCGGCTCTACCAGGGCAAGACCTACTACTATGACCCCGCCACCAAGCAGCCGTATCCGGGGCAGTGATGGACATCTCGCGCATCAACACGAACCCGACCGAGGGCCAAAAGATCAGCGGCAACTACCGCAAGGGCCACGCGCGCGTGCATGGGCTCGACATCACGATCGAGAACCCGGCCGGCTCCTACCGGGTTGGCGTCGGCTCCAACGGCAAGAAGTGGCGATCGAAGCTGCCGCACCACTATGGGTATATCCGTGGCACGGCCGGCGCCGACGGCGACCATGTCGACGTCTTCCTCGGTCATCACCTCAAGGCCCCGAAGGTATTCGTAATCGACCAGCACGATCTCGGCGGCGGCGATTTCGACGAACACAAATGCTTCGTCGGATTCGGCAGCAAGAAGCAGGCCGAGGAGGCGTACTGCCGGGCGTTCTCCGACGGGCGTGGCCGCGCCCGGATCGGGCATACCGCGACGATGGACGTGGCGGAATTCAAGGACTGGCTGCGCAACGGTGGTGGTCGCAAGCCGGTGAAGCGCCGTGCCGACGGCGGCGCGGTCAGTTACGACACCAAGCTCGGCCCGGCCGACGAGATGGCATATGCGGCATGGAAAAGGCTGCACGCGCCCAACGACAGCGGCGAAGACTATGACCTGCGCGGTGCCTATCTGTCCGGTGAGGTCCAGGCCCCGGATGGCCACATGACCGATCGCTACAAGAAGCCGAATCACCCGACGTTCAGCGACCAGTCGCAGTATGCGACCGGCGACGCCCGGTCCCGTGCCGGGCACTGGGTTGGCGACACCTTCGTGCCGCCGGCCGCAATGCGCGCCGCGGGTGGCGGTGTTCAAGGGCCGCCCCCGTTCGATATGACTACCGAGGTGCCATCGTTTGACCAGACCGAGGCGGTGCCTGAGAAGCCCGGGATGCTGTCTGCGGCCGGCTACGGCGCTGCCAGCGGCGCCACCTTCAACATGGCGGACGAGATCGCTGGCGCGCGCGCGGCTGCCCCGTCGGCAGTTCCGGAGATGGTAGGACCGATCCCGGCGAAGACGCTTGTTGGTGCGGCGCGCACCGGCATCAATGCGCTGCGCGGCGCGGAAACTCCTGAATACACCAAGGCGCGCGACGAATACCGCGCCGGTGAGAAGGCGGCCGAAGAGGCCCATCCCTATGTTCATACTGCTGGCGAGATCGCCGGATCCATCCCGGCGATGGCGGCGATGCCGGAGGCCGGCTTTGCCCGCGTCCCTCAGATTGCGCGCGGTGCGGCCAAGGCAGCCCAAACCGCTGCGGAGTATGGTGGCCTGTCCGGCGCCGGCGAGGGCGAGGGCGTCGCCGAACGCGCGCTGAAGGGCGCCAGCGGCATCGTCAGCGGCATCATCGCGGGCCCGGTCGGGAATCTGGTCGGCGCCGGCGTCAATAAGGGCATCGAGAAGTTCGGTGCGCCGGTCGTCAATACCGTTCGCGGTTGGATGAACCCGGAGGGTGAAGCCGCGCGCCGGGTAGCGACAGCCTTGCGCAATGACAATGAACTGATCGCAGCCGGTAAGGCCAACGGCATGACCCCGCAGCAGTGGGTCGCAGCAAGGCAGAACGGTGAGCCTGTGACGCTCGCTGATCTCGGCTCCGCCAACACCCAGTCATTGCTACGGTCGGCGGCAAACACCTCACCCGAGGCGCGGGCGCAGCTGGAGAAGGTAATCGAGGATCGTTTCCTGTCCCAGAGCGAACGTGTGGCTGACACGGTTCGGCGCGCGCTGCCCGGCGGCGAGAACAACGCCCGCAAGACGGCTGACCAGCTGAAGGCTGCGTACGACGAGGGCCGCGTTCCGCTCTACAAACGGGCCTATCAGCAAGGCGACAAGCCGATCATGAGCCCGGCGATGGAGCGCCTCATGAGCAGCGACACGTTCATTGGCGCGATGAAGCGTGCGATCTCCAGCGGCAAGGATCGCGACGTTGCAGAAGGGCTCGGCGGATTCAACCCGATGGTGAACGTAACGCCGGACGGTCGCATCGTCTTCAACAAGAGTGCGCAAGGGGTTCCGACCTACCCCAACCTGCAATACTGGGATCAGGTTAAGCGCGAGCTGGATGACGTTGCCACCTCGGCCTACAGCAAGGGTGAGAAGGGGCGCGGAGATGTCGCGAAGAAGATAGCTCAGGTTCTGCGCGGTGAACTCGATGCGCATGTGCCGAGCTACAAGAGCGCGCGCGGCGTCGCTGAGCAGTTCTTCGGCGAGAGCAACGCGCTAGACGCCGGCCGCAAGCTGGCGGGAAAGAAGGCCAACCCGGAAGACGTCAAGGCGGCGCTACGCGCGATGAAGCCTGACGAGCGCGAGCTGTTCAAGGAAGGCTACGCCTCTGACCTCGCCGAGCGCGTGATCGGCAACCTGAAGGATACCGTCAACGTCACAAAGGGGCAGGGCATGTTCCAGAGCCCCAACGAGCGCAAGCTGGCAGCTGCGATCTTTGGGCCCGGCGGGATGGCGATGCTGCAGGCCCGCATGCACCTTGAGACCATCATGGACGGTGCGCGTCAGGCGATGGGCAATTCGACGACCGCGCGTCAGCTAATCGAGGCCGGGCTCGCCGGTGGCGTCGGGGCTTTGGGCGCAGGGGTCGCGAGCGGGTGGGACCCCGTACAGACGGCGGGATGGGCGGGCGGTTTGGCCGGCGCGCGTCTCGGCTCGTCCAAGTGGGTACCGGAGCAATTTAAGGTCGGCGCTAAGCACATGATCGGTAAGGTCGACGCCAAGACCGCAGCGAAGGTCGCTGAACTCCTCACCTCCAACGACCCGCGGCTGCTCCGGCAGGGATACCAGATGGCGGCCAAGAGCGAGGCCATCATGGCGGGCCTGAAGGCGATCGCGAAACGCACGGCCCTCGCTGGACAGACGCCAGTTCGCGGCCCAGTCGATCAGGGCGTCAGGATGCTGACAGGCCCAGTGGGCGCACGCGCCGACGAGGAACAGAAGAGGCCCTAGCGGGTAAGGCATAAGCAACCAGATCGCTGCAAGAACAGGTGTAAAAATGACTGCCATCGCGTTTGTAGGTAAGTGCTTCCCGACCGCCGACAAATTTTCGGCCTATCTCGACACCATCGAATTTGGCGCGTGGCGCCCAAAGTTCGTGACGATGCACCACACCGGCGGTCCCAGCCTTGCGACGTGGAAGACCTACGCGCACGGCACTCGCAAGGTACCGATCACTGACGAGCAGTGGATGAAGAACCTCGCCGCCTATTATGGCAACGAGATGAAGTGGTCGGCCGGTCCGCACTTTTTCTTCACCCCGGATAATTTCTGCGTGCTGTCGCTGCCGACCAAGCGCGGCGTGCACGCGGTGTCGTTCAACGCGATGTCGTGGGGTGTCGAATGTGTCGGCGACTTCGACAGTGAGCCGTTCACCGAAGCGCTCGCGAATCGGTACGCCGAGGGATTGGCGTGTCTGCATGTGGCGCTCGGCATCACGCCGGGCCCGTACCGCTTCCAGACGAGCGGACTGCACTTCCACCGCGACGACCCGAAGACAAGCAAGACCTGTCCCGGCAAGAAGGTGAACAAGGAATCGATGATTGCGCTGGTGCAGTCAAAGATGGACGGCATGAGCGAGGGCTCGCACGAGGACGATGATCCGATCCCGCCGCCGGTGTCGACGCCGGCACGTCGCGGGGTCATCAATGTCGAGGCCAATGACTTCCTCAACATCCGGGATGAGGCAAGCGGCAAGTCACCGGTGGTGAAGGTGCTGCACCGTGGCGATCCGGTAGCGATTGTCGGCGAGGTCAACAACGCCGGCACGCTCTGGTACAAACTCGACACCGGGGACTTCGCGGCTGCCCGATATGTGACGCTGGTCTAGCTTTGGCTTACCACCTGTGGTAAGTCGAATCGGAACCCAACCCGAGGTCTAGTATCATGCAACCCAATGCGAAGCAGATCGTGGTGATCATTCTCGCAATGATCGGCTTCACCGCCACCGGGATCCAGCAACTTGAGCCGGTCATCGGCCACACGGCGGTAATGGCTGTATCTTCCATCTGTACCTTTGTCGGTGGCTTGATGGCCGCAGCGCTCGCACCGTTCCTGAGCAACGCCAACGTTGTTCTTGATGCCAAGAAGCAGACTGGTGTTGAGGTCGTGGTTGACCGCACCGCGGCTCCCGCCATTGCCGCAATGGCGGTTGATCCGAATCAGGATGGCATATCGCCGGCTCCGGGTGAGGCCGCAGCGCTGAAGAAAGTAGCAGAGGGAGCAGCAGCATGATCCGGAATGCAATCGCAGCAGCGCTTGTTGCACTCGCCCTCGCCGGCTGCGCCAACCTGCAGGCGGTCCAAGGCGTCTACACCACCGTCACCGAGACGACAGTGCCGGCCACCGTCGTCATCCCGACCGCGAACGCCTTCAATATCCTGAAATTGGGGGCAACGAATTACGGTCGGTATTGCATCGCCAACAAAATGCCGGAGCCAGTATGCAGCGCGGGCAATCGCCGCATCGTGATCAAGGCTGTCCGTGCCGGCACCGGCGCGCGTCGCCAGATGGTAGCCAGCGTCGAGCAAGGACAGCCGGCGCTTTCGTCAATCTATAACGTGCTGGTAGCGGCGGTGAATGATCTCCAGAAATCGCCGGTTGCATCCGCACAATTCGTGGAGCCATCGAAATGAACCCGACGACCATCATCACCGCTGTCGGCGGTGTCCTCAGCCTGATCACCCAGATATTGCCGCTGGTCGGCGTCAAGAACAGCGAAGCGATCGGCAGCATCATCAAGACGCTGACGGATATTGCCCCACTGGTCACCGACCAGATCGTGGGGACCTATACTGGCGTCAAGAACATCATCGATTCCCTCGGTGAGCATCCAGCGACGACCGAGGAACAACTGAAGGCCCTTGCGGCTTTCAGTAAGCAAGTGGACGATGCATGGGATGCCATCGAGGCCCAGCTGGATCCGGATGCACAACCTCCGGCCGCTTGACGCGTCCCCGGTAACCGGGAACTAATGTGGACTGGATCACATGGGCCAAGGAAGCGGGCGTATATATTGCGCCCCTGTTGATGGGAGCGGTGCTCTGGCAGGAAACGGAACGTCGCCGTCTTTTGGCCGAAAACCGGTCCCTAAATACCCAGGTCTACGATCTAGCCGAGCGCGTCATCACCATCTCGGTCGAGCTGAAAACTTATTTGTTCAACGAGCGAAGGGTCTAATGAGCCTGCTCGGGCGCATTTTTGCTCCACGTCGTGGGGCCACCGATGTCGCCTTCAAACTGGCGATGGTCGTTAGCGGTGACTTAATTCACCGCATGCGGGAGCGTCCCAGTTCTTCAGAGGTTGCGCGCTCCGTCGTCGCCGACGTCTGGGAGCGGCATCGCAACATCCCTTTCATGACCTCCGTCTACGAGACAGTCCAGGAAATGAAGGTGGTGAGGTCGAATGGCGGTCTTCCCCGCGCCCTACCAAAGTGAAGCCTACGGCCGAATCTGTCGTACCCATGTGAAAGCCCGTTATGGAAAACCGTGACGGGCTTTTTTCGTTTCAGCATCCTCTGCAGATCTCGGGAGGGGCTGGTGGAAAGGGAGGAAGCGGGGCGACCCTGCTAGGAGATTCTGGGGAGACGAAAGGAGGTGCCTCCGCCGGCTATCAGCTGCACGAGCCAGAGGATTACGATCAGCGCCACGATGACCCACAGCAGCTGAATCACTCTCTCCGGGATCGGCACGCCAATGACGTCGCGCACCACCCAGATCACGATGTAGATGACGATCGCGAGGAGGCAGAGATAAATCAAAAACGTAATTACGGAGGTAAGCATTTGCGTCACTCCAGTGTGAACCGGAGCAACGCTGCAATGAAACTAAAGGTTCCCTAGCCCTCGAACCTCGCCCTGGCCACCCAGTCGACCTGCGGAGGCGTACCAGAAGGTTTCTGATGGGCTGGTGTCTCAGGCACCACTTCCCGAACCACGCTCTGTGGGGCTGGCTGAGGCCGTGGAGAGACCTGTTCAGCAGCCTCATAGCCATTCTTGATCGCCAGCTCGATAATGCTGCTGAAAACCGACTGCAGCGCGCGGGCCTGTCCGCCAAAGGTCGAGGCTACCGCCTGGAGCCTCAAGGCCTCTCGCTGGGCGACAGCAAGCGTGTCTCGAAGCATGTTGACCTCGGCCAGCAGCACACCGTTCTCGACTGCGAGCTGATGGTTCTTCTCAGCAGCGTCTTGGAGCTGCTCCTCCATCAACGAATAATTGTCTGCCACCACCCTGGCGAATTCCTTCTGTCCACCGTTAATATTGTTCATGGTCTCTTCTCCTCGAAATTGGAATGCATCTTCAGTAGGGTCTGCTCTGTGCCCGGTGCCAGCGGTATGATGTGCTGATAGACCACTCGGGCACTCTCCATCCGGACGTACATCGGCCGGATATTGTCGCCGCACCGCTTGATGAAGCCGCGCTCCATCAGAAATGCCAGTGTATCCTCGATGCTGCGTTGCGAATAGCGTGCCACCAGCTTGTGCAGCAGATCGCGCTCGTAGATTCCGTCGATCTTGACGAGGTCGAAGGTGATTCGCTTCAGGTTCTCAGGCTGCACTGATCTTCTCCAGTGCTTCGTCGCGGGCCTTCACGAGGCGATCCATGTCCGCGCCTGTGCCGTGCTGCTCCCGAACCTTCTTTTTGAAGAAGTCCTGGATTAGCGTTCGACATTCGCCGTTGAAGCGCTCCCCAGCCCTCATCCTACGCACGACGATTTCGTCGAGATCTAGGATACTCCAGCAATCTTCCGGCGGCGGCAGCGCGGCAAAGCCGTCGAACGCCCGCTCCATCATGGTCGCCCCACCGTGGCGCTCCATCTGACGCAGGCCTTCGATCGATATCGCCAGCGAGCGCATGTTGCCGATGATGGTGTCGAACCGGTCCTGCGCCATCACCAGCGCCTTCTTCCTGCGCGCGAAGTAAACGGCGACACCAGGGTCGAAGATGTTGCGCTGTTGCGCATACGGAAGTCCGTCATTGCGCACCGGCTGATTGGTCGAGACAACGACGTTGGTCGCGCCGATGCGGCGCAGCTCGTCCATCAGGCCGCCATAGACCCGGTCCCAGCGATAAGTCGGGCCACGGAATCGGGTATCGCGTTCGCGGGACTGATGTCGCGGCCAGCCGGTGGGCCATTTCAGCGGGTAGGCTTCAGTCATTGATCGGCTTCCAGTGGGTTGGGGTGTAGTAGACGTACATACTGGATTGCGTTGGACCGGTGTGCCAGAGGTTACCGAATCTGGTGAGTTTTGCCTCGTTGCGGGCACCGTGATCGTCATCTATCTTGGTGAGAAGCTCCTCGCCATCTGGGCACGTCCAACGGGGAGACTTTTCAGTATAGGTTCGCCTCCAGTCACTCATTTACCGTCCTCGCTGGCGCCGCCGATGAAGTCCTGCTGCTCGCGGATCACCTGTTCCTCGTAATCCCGGCCGGCGCCGCGATGCCAGTTCGGTGGCTTGCTGGACGCCGCCTTCTTCTTCGGCTCCTTCTCGTAGGGGTCCTTGAACACCGGCATGCAGCCAGCATCGCGCAGCTTCAGCAGGATCTGGTAGGCGCGCTCGGCGTCAGGCAGTGCACTGTGGTCGCCTCCGTCGACATCGATCTGGTAGTAGGCGCATGCCTCCTCCAGCTTCGGGGCCTTCTTCTTGCCGTCGGCGGTGCGCGCATCGACGTAGGCGCGGCAGCCCTGCATGACGCAGATATACCGGGTATCCATGTAGCGGTCCGGGAGCCCCTTGTAGCGCATCTCCGCGCGCAGGGTCTTGAGGTCGTGCAGCACGTTGAAGCCGACGATGATGCGGCGCTCGCTGATGGCGTTGTTGTAGAGTGCCAGACCTTCAAGAGCATCGACGCCATCGGCCATCAGCACCTCGTGCGTCAGCCCGTTCTTCTTTGCGGCATCGCTATTGTTATCGAAGATCCAACCGTCTGGCTTGATCAGCCAGCTGTTGCACGCCTCGACCTGCAGCTCATGGTCGAGCAGGATGATGCCAAGCGCGGCCATGCGCGGCTGACCCGGCGCGTCGGCCGGTTTGGTATAATCAAAAAGACCGCTGCCTTCTGTGTCGATCACGGCGTATTTCATTATTCTCTCCCTGAGAGTTTCCGAAGTGACTTACTGATGTCGCTAAGAATAGTGAGGAGAATGATCATCCCGATCCATATGCAAAAAAGCCAGTAAGGTGTCATTACGCTGCCCTCCCTGCGTTGGATTCAAGACGTTTGCGGGTGACCTCGATCAGCTCCGCGATGATGTCGAGCACCGCCACCTTCGAGAGCTGGAACTCCTGCTTGTTCATCGCCTTCATTGACTGCGACTTGGCGGTGAACTTCTTCACCACGTTCTTCTTCACCACGATGATGACGCCTTCGGAATGGCCCATGAAGCCGGCGATGGTCTTCGCCTGCTCCTCGGTGTCGGCCACGATCGTCGCCTCGGTGCAATACCCGGCCTTGATCAGCGCCCACTTGCGCAGCGCCTCTGGGTTCGGGAAGCGGGCATCATTCTCCGGCAGGTTATCCCAGGCGGTCTTGATGCTCGCGAAATAATGATTGTGGCTGGATGTCGATCGTTCCTCGTGGCGCTCGAACGTAACGATCTCGCCCTCGCCAAACTCATCATGGCAGAACGCCGCGATGCGATCGGAGGGCACGAACACGCCGTCGCGCCACATCATGCGGTAATGGCGAGGCGGCTGGCTCATTTTCCCCTCGCCGCGACGAACGCCTTGGCGTGGTCTTCGCTGTTGAAATATTCAACCTTGGGCGTGGACCCATCGCGATACCAGACGCGCCAGTAGAAGTTGTCGGTGCCGTCTAAATTGATACCGTGAGACATGCGGGAGATCTCCCAGCCCTTATCCCAGAGGGCTTTCATCTCTTGCCGACGCTGGACTTCGGTTTTGGTGTAGCTTTCAGCCACACCTCGCGAAGGCGCCCGCGCATAGAACAATCCATTCTTCCAGACAGAATAAACCGGATATCCCTCGCTATCGATGTGGGAGACGGTGATCATCCAGAATGGACCAACCGATCCGGTGGACATCGCGGCCCCGAACAGAGGGAGCGGGGGAATCAGCAATAGAAACAGTAGAATCTTTCTCACGTCACCCCCTCCATGAACTTGACGACATCATCCAGTTCGCGATTGAAAACACCAACCGCGCCGGCGATCTCGTTGATGTACGTTTCGGTGCCTCCGCGCGGCATCCGCTGGCGGTAGGATGGGAGACCCGGGCAGTAGGCCACGAAGTCGATCCACTGCCGATCGGCAATCCACATGTTTCCGTAGCACTGGGGCAGATGCTCGGGCGGCACGCGGCCGCGCAGATGAATATCGATCAGGATGTGCGGCAGCACCGATTTGAACTCGACCATGCCATCCTTGCCGACCAGTCCATCCGGACTGCACCCGGTGCGCCCGAGGCGGATGAACCCCACCCGTTGGACCGTCTGGTCGGTGTCGAACTCGTACTGCGCCAGAGCCGCTGGCTCCTGCTCTTTCCCGCGCTCCATGTGGTCGTTGGAGTAGGATTCGCGTGGCGTCTTCGTCAGGCGCTCGCCGGCCAGCTCCAGCATGTACTTGCGCCGGGTGAGGCTCTCGCCGCCCTGCTTGCCCGAGGCCATGACGGTCTTGAACATGGATGCGGTCGGGATCCCGAGCCGCGCCTGATGCCACTCGGGCGTGCCCTGCTCGACGTCTACGATCTCGGGCTTCAGCAACGACTTGCTCACTTCTCGCCTCCCTGCAGCTTCGCCTGCAACTCCTTCTGGCGCTTCGCCAGCTTGCGGTTCAGCTGCTTCACCGCCTCGTCATAGCGTTTGGCCGGGATCGCGGCGAAGCTATCGACCCCCATCACACCGCAGAACTTCGCCTTGTCGGCACCGGCGGCGTCCGCCAGCTTGATCAGATCAGCTAGCTGCTCCTGGCTGACCGGCTGCAGCCCGGCCGCGGCATTGCCGTCGTCATCGGCCGGGCGTCCCGGATCCCCGATCGTGACGTTGAAGATCGCCAGCAGCAGGTAACGCTTCCCGTAGGAGAAGGCGGACCCACCGGCGTGCGTCTTCGTCATCACGTCGTTGCCCTTCGGCCCCTTGGTGTCGACCGCGACGTCGTATTGGTACCGCCGCGTGAACAGGCCGCGCTCGACATAGGCGAACACGCGCATGTGCGCCGGGAGAGGACAGTCACCCGTGTCGAAGCTGATGGACAGACCGTGCTTCGAGTAGATCGGGCGCAGCGCCTTGTCGACCTTGTACAGCGTGGCGTATTTGCTGTGGGTTGAATCGTTGGCGGCATCCGCCTCGATCGGCCGCATTTCGGTCTGGGCCGCATGCATCGCGATCTTGAAGGTGTCCTCGGCCTCCTCCAACCGCATCTGCCGGCGCAGGTCCGCCAATTCGCGCATCTTGGCGACGTCGACGCGCGGATCGGCCGCGGCGATCAGGATCTGCTGGTCGAGGGTGGCCGGCGGCGGTGCCTGATGGACTACGGTGCTGACCGCTTTGGAAACGGCCTTCCCTTTCCGAACGGCCGGCTTGGAATTTTTGACTTTGGGCGCTGCTTTGTTCGCCCCTCCAGTCGATCGAATTTGGCTTTCTTCCATAGGTCACTTCCTTTGCTTGTCACGGTCTTCTCGGCATCCGCCTTCCGACCAATAGTCTTTTCCAGGTGCTCTCTAGGACCGCGATAGACCAGATAGGCCGGGTCATTCGCGTCCGGGGTGTACAACCCGGTATTTTCGTCGAACTTGCGCAGGATCAGCGCCGGGTCGTGGTCGAGCTGAGCCCCTATCGGTAGATGCGCCAGTAGGATGGACAAGCGTTTTCCCATCGACATCCGCCCCGCCTCGACTGCTGAGCAATACAGCGGCCACCACATTTGGCGATGGTCGACGTAATTCTCTGCCACATCAACGCGGACCGACAGCGGAATGTGAGGGCGCGGGCGCTTAGTCACGGGGGTACCAATCCTCTTCCGGATGCTTTCCGCAGGTGCCGCAATAGTGGCCCTCGTATCGATCATAAATGTAGTCGTGATCGGGGCAGTGATCTGGGCAATACGTTTTGCGGGAAAAGAACGCCCACAGCTCTCTTGGATCGTAGCAAATGACGTCTTCGCGCGACCCGCAGACGCGGCACCGGCTCATGAGTTTGTCAGCGATTCTCATTTTTTCTTCGCCTTCTTCTTTTTGCGGCTGAGCGCGGCCTTGCCTTCGGCCGCAGCCATCCGGATCCCGTGCTCGATCTTCTTCTGCTGCTCGAACCGGGCCTCGCGCATGGCGCGCAGTGCTGCCTCTCGTGGCCCGGGCGGTTTCACGCCAGCACCGCCAGTGCCCACAGGCTGAAGATCCCGGTCATTGCGGATGCGATCATCCAGTATTCGATGTGATCTGATCTGGTCATCGCGTGACGCCCTTGTTGCGGAAGCCGATCTCGGCGCCGTCCATCTTAACACGGTGGCCGGTCGTCTTTGCCCACTGGCGCAGGGCCTTCTCGACCTCGGCATCGGTGAAGAACGGGGCGATCAGGGCCCAATTCAGTTTAGCGCGATCGGTGACCATGGCGAAGGGCTCCTGCGCCACCGTCAGGGTGACCCCTCCGCCAGCCTCGGCATTGCCGCGGACACGCGCCATGTCGGCCGGCTTGGCGAAGGTGGCAAGCCGGGCATCCTCGGCCGCCTGCAGGGCATCTTCGGCCTTCTGCTTGGCGATCGCGGCTGCCTGGGCCTGCTGGTCGGCCAGGGCCTGATTGGCTGCAATGTTCTCGGCCTTGCGTGCCCTCTCAGCCTTCAGGCGAGCCTCCTCGGCAGCCTGAGCCTCCTCTCGGGCCTTCCGGGCGGCTTCCTGCGCGGCGCGCTCCATGGCCACGCGCTCGGCCTCACGGCGCGCGCGCTCCTCAGCCAGCTTCTGGTTCTGGTAGTCGTTGATGCGGTACTGCAGGATGTCGGTGTAGCCGTCCTTGGCCTTCCGATCATTCTTGTTCCGCTTGCCGATGATGTCGCGCATGGCGTTGAAGAAGGAATCGACGGAGTTTCCGCCGCGCAGATAGGGCTCCTTCTCCAGCGTGCGCACGCTCTCGACCCGGCTGTCGAGGTCGCGCATGCGCTTGATCAGCGCGCCGACCATCAGGGCGTCAGCGTCGCTGGTGACCTTCTCGGGCAGCTTCGGGATCTCGTTGATCAGCTCGTCCAGGGTATTGGACAGGCCGACATACTCGGACGCAATCCGGGAGGTGACTTCCTGAGCAAAGTCAGGCGCCTCGTTCGAGCCGGGGGTGACGCGGGTGTCGATTGGGGTGTTAAGCGGCATGTGATGCTCTCCTGTTAAATCAAGTCGGTGGAACGGAAATTGGGAACGGCCTTGAGCGGATTGATCTTGTAGGTCCCGTTGTCATAGCCACGAACGTCCACGATCGAGGCGTAGCCGTCCGAACCCATCGCGTTGCGGGTGGCGATGGCCTGCGCCATGCAGTCGCGCAAATCATCGCCAAAATAGATCAGCGCCTTGAGAAGGCGACCGGTGCCGGGGTGGCGGCGCTCGCCCTTCTTGGGGCGAGCGTTGAAGGTGTAATCGACTTCGAGGCGGTATTTCACTGTGGTGGCTCCCCGAGCCCCGATGGCTCTGCAGTAAGCTTCCTGTAGACCAGCTTGACGGATGTGTCAACTCGTGGTTTACGTCTAGCATGAAAAAACCCAAGACAGACGAGGAAGCCTTTGCGCTGGTCCTCACCAAGACCACCCGGGCGGCGATCGCGCGGCATCTTGGGATCCAAAAGCAGAACCTGACCCGGTGGAAAAAGGTCCCGCCACACCACGCCAAGGCAGTGGCCGAGTTGACAGGCCTGCCACGCGAGTATGTGCTGCCATCGCTGTATGCGTGAGTAATTAGGTCGCGTCCCATGTGACGTGGGCGGCCTGATGTGAGGGTGCTGGGAGGGTTTGTTGAGGCTCTCCCGGCACCTTTTTGATTCCCAACCCCCAGCAGGAGAGCCGTATGGCTAGGAAGCCCAAAGACCTGAAGGCAGCGGCTGATGCCGCTGAAGCCCGTTCCAAGAAGACCCCGAAGGCCAATACCACGAAGGCCAGCGAAAAGGCTGGACCGGCCGTGCAGGCCGCCAAAACCAACCCGGATGTGGACACCGAGGCCAAGGCCTTGTTTCTGCATCATCTCCCGAAGATCGAGGCTGCCAAAAAGAAGATCGCGGACGCCACCAACGGGCTGCGCATCCTCTACAAGTCCGCCAAGGCCGACGGCATGCTCAAGCGTGACTTCGACGTCGCGATCGAGATGCAGGGCGCCGAGGGGGAGAAGAACAAAAAGGCCGCGATCGCCAGGGAGCTGACCATCGCCCGCTGGCTGGGCTACGATCTTGGCGCCCAGCTCGACCTGTTCCTCGAACCGGAGCGCGTGCCGGCGACCGAGCGGGCCTATGCCGAGGGGCAGACCGCCTCGATGACCGGCAAGCCGTTGAAGTGCGACTATCACGAGACCACCGAGCAGTACCGCGAGTTTTGCCGTGGCTTCCAAGACCATCAGGTGACGCTTCAAGCTGGCTTCAAAAAGCTTGAAGAAGGTCCCCCGCCGTTCGAACAGACCGAGCCCGCCAAGGACGACTACGGCATCGGCCTCGCCGGCACCCCGAAGAAGCCGTCGAACGTCGTCGCCATGACGCGCGCGGAAGCCGACAAGCAGCGGCAGGCCGAGGCCCACAAGGTCAACTGATGTCCGACCCGTTTGTCTCGATCGTGTTAGAGGGGCCGCCGCGCGGGAAAGGGCGGCCCCGAACACGAGTGGTGCAGGGCGGAGGCCGAGCATTCGCCACTGTCTTCACCGACAAGAACACCCGGCAGTATGAGGACGCGCTGAAGGAGGCCGGCGTGCGCGCTATGGCTGGCCGGCCGCATCTCGACGAGCCGGTATCGGTAATGGTGCTGGCCTATATGCCGGTGCCAGACAGCTGGAGCCAGAAGAATCGCGCGGCCGCGCTCGCCGGTGATCTGCTCCCGGAGGGCGGGATTGATCTTGATAATATCGTTAAAATGCTAGACGGGCTGAATTATCACCCGAAGCGCCACAAACTGGACCGCGAGAAGCGCCCGATTATCTGGCGCAACGACAGCCAGATCGTCGCTCTGCAAGCCCGCAAGATTTACTGCGCGCGGCCACGGGTCGAGATCCACGTCTGGAAGTGGGGCTGATGGTCCGCCTCCGGCATGCCCAGGAGGACCGAGGGCTCGACTTCTACCAGACCCCACCGGAGGCCACCCGGGCGCTTTTAGCGCATGAGCGCCTCCCACACGCGATCTGGGAGCCCCACTGCGGGCTCGGCGCGATCTCCGAGGTGCTGCTGGATGCCGGTCACGCCGTTTTTGCCACCGACGTCGAGAACCGTGGCTATCGGCACCAGTCCCATACCTGCAACTTCCTGAAGACGCTGCGGGTGCCCGACAATGTCGAGGGCATCGTGATGAACCCGCCCTATTCCGAGGCCGCGATCCATGTTCAGCACGCGCTGACGATCTGCCCCTACGTGGTGGCGCTGCTGCGGCTGCAGTTTCTGGAAGCCGGCAACCAGAAGACCGACGCCGGCCGCGCGCGACTGTTCTGTCTGGACTGTGGCCACCTCGCCAGGGTGCTAGTGTTCAGGGAGAGGCTGCCGCTTATGCACCGTGAAGGGTGGACCGGAAATCGATCGACGAACACAGTGGCATTCGCTTGGTTCATTTTTGATGGCGACCATAACGGCCAGACCACAATCCATAGAATTTCTTGGAAGTAGAGCACTATAACTAGTCGCTGGACTCTGCGGTGATTCCGAGCGACAAATAGAAACGGCCCCGGAGAGGCAAAGCTCCGAGGCCGTGAAACCAATCGTGACGGCGATTGGGCGGGTCGCAGGCCGGAACTTATGATTCGGTGCCCTCTGCGTCAACCCCTGCCCAGTCCAAAACTGAGGCAGGAACCTTATGAAAAATGTCACATGGGAAGCCGTCTCGCTGGAAAGTGAGCAGTGCATCCTGGGAGCTATTCTTCTCAACAACGAAGCCTACATCCGCGTTTGCGACATTGTCACCGCAGCGGACTTTTCAGAGCCAATACATCAAAAGATCTTCGGGCTGGCCGCCCAAATGATCGACGCTGGTCAGAAGGTTTCCTTGATTACTATCAAGGCCTTCATCGATGACCACAATCTCGGCGAGATCACCGTCGGCCAGTATCTGGCCCGGCTCTGTGCCGAGGCCACAACCATCATCAATGCCCCGGACTATGCCAAAGTGGTGAGGGAGATGGCCGATCGCCGGCGTATCGCCGACATTGCCCGTGCATTGTTCCCTGCAGCCGATACGGACGCCGGCCAGCTGGCTACCGAGGCGATCGAGGCCTTAGACGAGGTCGCGCGGACAACCACTTCAGCGGCCCTCCCAGCCGTTTCTATGGGGTCTGCGCTGGACCGGGCAGTAGAGGGCATCGCCAAGGCTTATGAGAGCGGGAGCCGAATCATCGGCATCCCGACCGGGCTGAAGGATCTCGACTATCAGCTCGGCGGGCTCCACCCGGGGCATCTTGTCATCATCGGCGGCCGCCCCGGGATGGGAAAGTCAGCGTTGCTGTCATGCCTCCTACTGAATGCGGCGAAGAAGGGCCACCGCTCGATGGTCGCCTCGCTGGAAATGTCGGCCGAAGAGCTGGCCGAGCGCATGATCAGCGACACCATCTTCAATTTCCCTTGCGACAATGTCCCCTACAGCAACCTGCGCACCGGAACCTTCCACGAGAATATGTTCCAGTACGTCAAGGATGCTGCCGAGATTAATCGGGCAATGCCGATTCGCATCGAGGAGCAGCCAGGGCTCACGATGTCCCAGATCGCCACCAGGGCGCGCCGGATGAAGCGCAGCCCGGAGGGGCTCGACTTACTCGCAATCGACCACCTCGACCTTGTAAAGCCGTCCGGGCGCTATCAGGGAAACAAGGTCTATGAGCTGGGCGAGATCACCGCCGCGGCCAAGGCGCTCGCCAAGGAGCTGAAGATCCCGGTGGTCTTGCTGTGCCAGCTAAACCGCGGCGTCGAGCAGCGCGAGGACCGCCGGCCGGTGCTTTCTGATCTGCGCTCGTCAGGATCGATCGAGCAGGACGCCGACGTCGTGATCTTCCTCTACCGGGAAGAATATTACCTGCAGCACAACAAGCCGAAGGCCGACACGCCGGAGGAGCTGCAGTGGGTCGAGAAGATGGCGGACGCCAAGAAAAAACTCACCGCCATCATCGCCAAGCAGCGGATGGGCCCGACCGGTCCCGTCGATCTTTTTTGTGACATCGCATCAAACGCAGTTCGTGACCTAGGAGAAAATCGATGAGTGGTGGTGGTTTTGACAAAGGTGAATATGACGCTCTCTACACCCTGTTGGAGGAGGTCCTTCCGGTGTTGTGGTCGGCAGAATCGCAACGTACAGCTCTGTTCTTGATGGATAGATGCGAGGCGATAGTAGGTCCGCTGCGAAGGCAGGGAGAGCGCCTAAACAATAACGAAGCGTCGGGTATTTTCCCATCGGAGCAATTCTAATGTCTTGGCAGGCGTCATCGTGGGCGCTGAAGCAGCGCGTGGGCGACCCCATCCTCAAAATACTGTTGTTGGCGGCGGCAAACTACGCCGATCCTGACGGAAAGTGCTGGCCGAAGGTTGAGACCTTGGCCTTCGACAGCGAGGTGTCAAAGCGGACGATCCAGCGCAAACTGGCTGACCTACAGGCTCTCGGGCTGATCCGGGTCGAGCAGCAATTTGACCACAAGGGTAGGCAGATAGAATCATTGATCTTTTTGCTGATGGAAGGGGAGGGTGACATACTGGCACCCCGGGCTGCTGTAGGGGTGACACCAGCGTGTCACCCCGGGGGTGACACCACGCTGTCACCCCTAGAATCTTTGAACAACCATAAGAACAAACAATATACGCCGGCCTCGAAGAAAAAATCAGACGAGCCCTACAGCGAGGACTTCCTTTCTGTCTGGCAGCAATACCCAAGAACAAAAAACACTTCGAAGAAGGACGCATGGAACGCATACCGGATGCTGAACGATGAAAATCGGGCTCTGGTCAAAATCGCGGTCCCGCAGTTTGCCGCGGCCATGCGCGCCGAGAATCGACCGGACGACAAGATCAAGCACATGGTGCGCTGGATCACCGGGCGGATGTACGAGACAGCGGCGGCACCAGAGCCGATCGCACCGAACGGCTCAACCCCACCAGCCCAGCGCTTCTGGGAGTACGCCACCGAGAAGCAATGGGCCAACGTGCTGCTCGCGTGGTCGGCAAACTGGCAGTGGAGCGAATCGTGGGGTCCGGCGCCCGACAAGCCCGGATGCCATGTCCCGCAGAACCTGCTCGACCGGTTCGACCTGAAGTACCGCGGGCACCTGTTTTCGCCGGAGGAGAAGGAGGCGAAAAAAGCGCGCGTCTCACAATCCCGTGACGGTGGATCTGTCGCTCCGTCGACTATGTGATGTTAATTTTTGCGACTGCTTCGGAGGTAAAACTCCGAGGCAAGCAAAATCTTTCAGATCGATTTCTAGCGACAGTATAGCGGATCACATGGGTAAACGCGCTGTTTCCCAGATTTGGCTAAAGTCGATTTGCTAGACTGCTCCTCACGACGCGCATGGTGCGGGTCGCATAGGAGAATCACATGAGCGACGCGAAGAAGCCTGCCCCACTGCAGAAATATTACATCGCTGTGGACAAGGGAACGAAGTGGCATCTGCTCTGCAAAAACTGCGACGAGGCATGGTCAGTTCCGAAGGAAAGGGCGCATGCCGTCGGCAACGTCCTGCACCTTCTGAACCATGCCAGAAGTCACGACGAGTAAACATCGAGTTGACACCGGTCCCGGGGCATGCTTAAACCCCGGGACTGGACAGAGCCATTGGGCTCGCAGCACAGGAGCATCATAATGAAAAC